AAGTACAGGAATCTCGATGGTTATCGAATGATTGATTGGTCGCTTCGTTACATCAAAGCAAGATACTCAGGTTCTAGCTGCAATGCTTTCCGGCATTGGCAGAAACACGGGTGGCATTGATGTCACGCAACTGGTCAGGTGGATCGACAAGCAAGTGGCGTAAGATCAGAGAGATGGTGTTGAAGCGTGACGGGTGTTGTCAGATGTGTGGTCAGACGGAAGGTTCCATGCACATCGATCATGTGATACCTAAGAGGCTGAACGGAAGTGATGACCTATGGAATCTAAGACAATTGTGTGAAAAGTGTAATTTACAAAAAGGAGGTCGTTTTTTTGAAGGCGTTCCGACACCCCCGACTCTCCATGGGTTGTTTATACCCCAAAACGAGTCGATAAGTCATGAATAGTGATGATCAGGTCATCATTGACCCCCCCACGGTCGAAACAGGCTCAAATCGGCTCACATCGGTTTTTTCGACGATAACAGCTCCACGAATCCACTCACCACTCAATGATTTACCGTCACGCGGCTTTGAATTGATCGATTTTGCCGAGCAGATCATTGATGGCGGCTTTATGCCGTGGCAAAAATGGCTGGCCGAACATTCTTTGAAGCTTAAGCCCGATGGAAGGTATTACCATCCGGTGACCGTCGCGTCCGTTGCAAGGCAAAATGGAAAATCCACCTACATGATGGCTCGGATCATGATGGGCCTGTTTCATTGGAAGGAATCGCTACAGGTTTCCACAGCTCACAGATTGGTGACATCGCTCGAGCAATTTAGATCTATTGTGCAGATTATTGAAAGCCATGACGATTTAGCCAAGCAAGTCAAACGAATCCGATGGCAACACGGAGCCGAGGAGATCGAAACCATGGATGGCTGTAGATTTATTATTAAAGCCGGGGGATCGGCAGCTCGTGGATTGTCTAAACCGGAAACAGTTCACATGGATGAAATCCGAGAGATGCACGACATGGAAACTTTTGCATCGATGCGCTATACCTTGATGGCGGCTAAAAATCCACAGGTCAATTGTTTTAGTTCAGCTGGAGATAGTCATTCAATTGTGTTGAATCAACTGAGAGAGCGCGGATTGGCCGCAGCTAGTGGCGCGACCGACGATGTAGGTTATTTTGAATGGTCTGCACCCACAGATGAGATCACATTGGAAAATGCGGCCTTTGCCAATCCCGGACTTAACATCACGATTCACCCGGACAACATTCGAGCTGTTTTCAATGATCCTCCCGATGTAGTAATGACGGAGGTTTTGAACAGATGGGTTCAAACTATCTCTAGCGTGGTCGGAGCGAAAGAGTGGCAAGAATGTGGCGATGAAACAGTCGATCTTGAGGATGACAAGCTCACATGGATGGCCATTGACATTTCACCGGACAGAAAACATGCCGCACTTGTAGCGGCACAAAAACTTGAATCTGAAAGCTTTGTGGTCAAATTGCTTCACACATGGGAAAACACAATTCAGCTTGATGATCGGGCAATTGCCAACGATGCAGCCAGCTATTGCCGCAAATACCCAATTGAGTATTTGTTATACAGCCGCCGAACATCCGGAGCTGTTGCAGCTCGCATGCAGCCAGCCGGTATCCCGATTCATGACATGGATGCCGACTATCCGCAAGCTTGTGACGAATTATTGGGTGCCATAAATAGCGGCAGGCTAAAACATCGAAATCAATCATCACTTACTGAACAAATGCTGTCAGCTGTGCAATTACGTCGCGGCGATGGTGGTTGGGTAATTGGAAGGCGTGCCAGCCAATCGGCCGTCTGTGCCGCCGTAGCAGCCGCATTGTGTACACACTACGCGACACGCCCAGAAACCGAAATCGACATTTTAGTGGGTTGATGCTTGACATTTTGAGAAAATGCGTTCATGGGATTATTCGATCGAAAGCGCACTATTGAATCCGTCGTAGTACAACACGGCGCGGATGTAACTGCACAAATTGGGCCAGCTCCAACGCTTGATGCATTTTTTCCGTTTGGTGGAGCTGATTACCTAGCAAGTCGCGAGGAAGCAATGAGCGTTCCTGCAATTGCACGCGCACGTAACATGATTTGTAATTCAATCGCAACCATCCCAATGGTGACTCGAGATAAAGCAACAGGTCAGGTTATTGATTCACCTGTTGTGATCAATGATCCAGATAAGCGCGTGCCGGGTGCAGCATCATGGTGTTGGGCCGCTGAGGATTTATTGTTCACAGGATTTTCTTATTTTCAGATTATGGATTTGTTTGCTGACACAGGTCGCGTGCGACAAATGTGGCGCGTTGCTCCTAATCGTGTCGGCGTTTTCTTAAATTCAATTGGCACACAAATTGAGTATTACACGGTTGATGGATCGCGCGTACCAATGACAGGTGTTGGATCACTTGTCGTTTTCTACGGAAACGATGAAGGTTTATTGAACAGAGCAGGTCGCACAATTCGCGCAGGTGCAGAGCTTGAGAGAGCAGCTGCAATGTACGCGCGCGAACCTGTGCCATCGATGGTGTTGAAATCAAATGGAACAGCGTTGCCAGCCGACCGCATTGCTAAGCTACTTGATGCATGGGGCGCAGCACGCCGAAATCGTGGCACAGCATTTTTGAACGCCGATGTTGAATTGACCACCGTTGGATTTACACCGGAGCAAATTGGCCTAAATGCAGCTCGAGAAATTATTGCAACCGAACTTGCTCGCGCTGTGGGAATTCCAGCGTACTTTATTGATGCGCCGACTGGATCATCCATGACCTATGCAAACGCCAGCACGGCGCGTCAAACTTTGTTGGATTTTTCACTTTTGCCGCTAATGAACAGCATTACATCAAGACTTTCAATGCCAGATTTTACGCCATCAACACAGCGTGTGGAATTTGATTTGAAGGCGTACTTGCGCGGATCAGAAAAAGAGCGTGCCGAGATTTACAAGATTTTATTTGAAATCGGTGCAATTACCACCGATGAAATTAGACAAATGGAGGACATGATCTCATGAAGCTAACAACACCAATGCAAATCACGGCAGCTGATTCGGATTCACGCACAATCACCGGCCGCATTGTTGCGTTCAACGAACACGCAAATGCATCAACAGGCAAGGTCGTTTTTGCTCGCGGATCAATTCAGCCGAACGATGTTTTCCTCAACCTTGAACATGACAACACACGCAGAATTGGTAAGAGCATTGCCATGAGTGTCAATGACAAGGAAATGACAGCAACATTCAAAATTGCTAACACAACAGCTGGCACCGATGCGCTAACAGAGGCAATGGAAGGATTACGCGATGGATTCTCAATTGAACTTGCTGTGGACAATTACGAAATGCAAAAGGACGGCACAATGAAGGTCATCAATGGCCAGCTTAAAGCCGTTGCATTGGTTACGGAGCCAGCTGTTCGATCAGCTCGCGTCTCAGAGGTAGCCGCAAATCAGGATTCTGAAACTGAAACAGTTACAGAGACAACAAACCCAAATGAAGGAGACAAAGTGGAAAACACTACCGAACAAGCCGCTCCTGCCGTTGAACCGGTAGCAGCTCCAGAAGTCGAACCTGTACAGGCGTCATCACGACCTGCCTATTACACAGCACCACGATCACCAATTGTCAATAAGGTTTCATACCTCGAGCATTATCTCAAGGCAACAATTTTGCATGATGAGGATTCTCGTCAGTATGTAAAGGCTGCCGATAACACCACATCAACAGCACCGGGCATGATCCCAACACCACAAAGCACACAGATCGTCAATGCATTGGCAAACGCTGATCGCGGAATGATCGATGCGCTAAGCCGTGAAACATTGGTTGGCGAAGGCATGACTTTCGAAATTCCTCGTGTCACAGGCGTGCCAACGGTTGCCAACATTGCAGAAAATGCAGCTGTTACAGAATCAAACCTCACAGCAACATTTTTAAGCGTACCTGTTCAATCTTTCAAAGGCCGCGCAATCTCAACAGTTGAATTGATCGACCGAAGCCGTCCAGAGTACCTAACAGCTCTTTTGCAGAATCTTGAATTTGCTTATGCAAAAGTAACCGATGAATTCGCTGTTGGCACAATTGCTGCAGCTGGACAACAGACAGGTGTTAACGCCAACACAGCTACAGGATTCTTGGGCTACACATCTCAAGCCGCCGGTGCTGTTTATGGATCATCACTTGGATTTGCTCGCAACATTGTTGTGTCACCTGGACAATGGACAAACATCATGGGTTACAACGACAATGGCGCACCTCTTTACAATGCAGCTCAGCCATCAAACGCAGCTGGCAATGTACGCGGAGATTCATTGCGCGGTGTAGTTTCACCGGGCCTAAATCTTTATGTATCACGTTCAATTGGTAACGCTGGCCCAACAACATCAACCGGAGATTTCTCAATGGTTGTTGTCAATCCAGATGCATGGACATGGTATGAATCACCACGCTTCAACCTACGCACCAACATCAACAGCGATGGAACCATTGACATCCTGTATTACGGCTACGGCGCAATTGCACCAAAGATTCCATTTGGCGCATGCTGGAACCAAAACTAACAATCAATCATCGGTGATGGTCGCTCCCGAACATCGCTGATACGAAAGGAACCGAGATGCCAGCAATAGTCACAGCCTCACAGCTGAGAACGATTCTTGGCGTCTCGGTTTCCTTGTACTCGGATGCTCAGCTTGATTCATTTATAGATTCCGCCGAGCAAACGATCTTGCCTTTACTTACGCAATACCAATCATCGGTGACATTTGCCAATGTGAGTGATTCCGTCATTTATTTCACCACACAACGGCCAAACTATTTTGTGCCGGGGCAGTCTGTTGTCGTTACCGGGGCCGGAGCTTACAACGCGACCTATACAGTCACCGATGATCGGATTGAGCCATACACATTTACGGCAGCAACAGCCGCGGCTGATCGAACATACCCATTGCCGTTCATTCCTAACGCATTGGCTACCTTATCCGGTGGGTCAGCCGCGCAGCTGTACGCAAATACCCCACCAATTGAAAACGCAATTTTGGTTGTATCGGTTGAGATTTTTCAAAGCATTACAGCTCCCGGCAATCAAATCATGTCTGACACATTTCAGCCGCAACCATTCATTTTAGGTAGAAGTCTTACAAACAGAGTTATTGGCCTTTTGGGGCCATTTTTAGATGTCGAAACGATGGCACAATGACAATTGAATCAGCCATCCGCACGCCATTGAAAAACGCACTTTCGACAATTGCAGCGAATGTGTACAACGGAATTCCAGAGACAATGACGTCTCCTAGCATTTGTTTAATCCCGGATGCGCCGTATCTTGAAAGCTTACTTATCAACGGATCAACCACAAAAGTCAAAGTAAATTTGACGGTGACGGGCGTAGTCGGTTATTCAAACAATGCCGCAGCTTTAGACAATTTAGAACAGCTTATGATCAGCATTATAAGCACAATGCCAGCCGGCTACGAAGTCGGCAATGTCAATCAACCACAACCATTGGAAGTCGGTGCTGGTAAATACCTTACGGCCGATTTACAAGTAAGCACCTACTACACCAATTAAGGAGAAAATAAATTGCCAACTACTATCATTACCGGACGCGATTTAGCGTTCACAATTGCAACAGTTTCCTATGATGCACAAGCAACATCGGTGACACTTACAAATGAACACACTATTGAGACATACCAAACTTTAGACGGCCGCGCTTACAAGGCGATCGATGATTCCTGGACTCTAGATGTTGAAATGCTTGCAGATTGGGGCGCATCCGGTTCATTATTGGAAGCAATGTGGACAGCCTGCGAAAGCGCACCAAACACGACATTGGCAGTTTCATTGACAGCTGTGACAGGCGCGGTTTTTGCTTTCAACATTTTGCCTGTGTTTCCAGCGGTCGGCGGTACAGCACCGGACGCTCAGACCGTTACGATGTCATTTCAAGTAGTCGGAACACCTACCGAGACTTTTAGCTAAGAAATAGAAACGGGAGCAATAAAATGAAGCTAGCGATCACAATTGAATTCACGGCCGGTGACAGTGCAACATTTGTTGCATTGCCACCGGAGTGGATGAAATGGGAACAAAAAACAGGTAACACGATTCAACAGGTACAAGACAAGCTCGGCATTGCAGATTTGATGTTTTTGGCTTATCACGCCATGAAACGTGAATTCGGTGGCAAGCCTGTCAAACCTTTTGAAGCATGGTGTGAAACCGTGACAGACATTAAGATCGGGGACATTGATAGCCCAAAAGCTATCGATCCGGAAGTCTGAATCGATTAGTTTGGGAGTTAGCGATAGCCACCGGATTATCGAGATCAGATTTTCAAACGGCCGAAGATGTATTGACAGCAATCGAGATTTTGGAGCAGCGCAATGGAAGATGAGGTCATCACTTACGATAAAAGTGACCTACGCGCAATCCTTTCAGCTTTCAAGGCCATGGATGAAACATCGGTCGAGCAAGCAAAAGCCGTGTCAAACGGATTGGCTACCTATCTTCAATCGAAAATTGTTTCAGCATCGGGAAAGCGACCTAATCGCGCAGCTGAAAGAATCGCCCAAGGATCGCGCGTCAGCAAATCATCGAAAATTGGTGAGCTTTCATTCGGCTTTGTAAATCAGAAATTCAGCGGCGGCGGTAGCACAAAACAATTATGGGGCGGCTACGAATTCGGCTCAAATAAGTTTAAGCAATTCCCGTTGTGGTCAGGTCGTGGGCCACGCGGCGGATCAGCCGGTTATTTCATTTATCCGACTTTAAGAGAAGAACAGCCGACAATCATTGCACAATGGGAACAGGCATTTTCTAAGATTGTTAAGGAGTGGTAATGGCTGGAGAATCGAGAACGCTCAAATTATCCATTTTGGCCGATGTTGATAATCTCAAGAAAAGTCTAAATAGCAGCACCGAGGATGTCCAAAATTTCGGGTCAAAGATCGGTGATTTTGGCAAAAAATTGGTGGGTGCATTTGCTTTCGCCGAAGCCGGTAAAGCTGTTGTCGGTTTTGCTAAAGATTCCATCACAGCTGCTAGTGATCTCAATGAGTCTTATTCTAAAATCAATGTTTTGTTTGGTGAGACAGACAAGGCAATTTTGGCTTTCGCTGATAAGGCTGGAACAGCTTTAGGCCAAACAAAGCAACAGGCATTGGACGCGGCTGCAAATTTTGCAATCTTCGGCAAATCGGCGGGATTGACCGGAGAAAAATTGGTCAGTTTTTCAACCGAATTTACGACGCTTGCTTCGGATTTAGCATCATTCAATAACACATCGCCGGAAGATGCGATCAACGCAATTGGATCAGCTTTAAGAGGTGAATC